ATGGTATTGGAGTACTGGGGTATGGTGTTGGAAGCTATGGTAGCTATGGATATGGAAGGTAATAATTATGCCGTTAGTTAAACCCGCAGATGGGGATGTAAACTGGGACGTAAGTCTTAACGCTGCCCTAGATTATTTAGACACTAATAAAGCCCCTAAAGCTAGTCCAACATTTACTGGAACAGTCGTTCTTCCATCTACAACCTCTGTTGGAAACGTGTCTGCAACAGAGTTGGCTTATGTAGATGGCGTTACCTCTGCTATTCAAACACAGCTAAATACCAAAGCTCCTAGCGCAACTCCTACTTTTACTGGAACTGTAAATCTTACAAATACAACAGCACCTACTGCCAACATGACAGGTGGAGGAATTTTGTATGTAGAAGCTGGAGCTCTGAAGTACAGAGGCTCTTCAGGAACAATTACAACGATTGGACCCGCATAATGTCAGAGTTTGAAGAGAACATTGTAGAAGATGTTGACTTTGAAGCGTTTGAGCCTGAGCTAGACGAAGACCTGTTTGATGAAGAATTTGATTTTGAAGATGACGACGAAGAAGAGGAATACGAATGACATCAGAATGCAAATGTGGCAACTGTGGCTGCGGCAAAAAAGACCCAAGCTAAGGTTGAAAAGCCAGTAACTCTGGCTATCAAAGTCCCAGGCAAGCCTGCACGGGAAACGCATAAGATTTTTAAGAACAAAAAGGGTGAGGTCATTGTTGACCACACAAACCGTGATAAAGGCACTTACGACAAGATTAACCTAACAAAAAAAGCTGGGTCTAAGACAATTAAGCAAGGCGTTAAAGCAACTAAAGATTGGCATAAGACAAATGGCTAAAGACACTAATCCCTGTTGGGATGGGTACGTTCAAGTAGGCTTTAAGAACAAGAATGGTAAGAAAGTGCCAAACTGCGTTCCTGAAGGTTCAGGTAAGAAAAAAATCGCTAAACCTAAGAAGAAAGTGAGCAAGTAAATGTGCGCAGCATGTGGATGTGGTAAGAAGAAGGGCGAGCCAGGTTTTGGCAAAGGCCCAAAGTCTAAGTCAAAGGCTAAAAGCAAGGCTTGCACTTGCGGTACTTGCAAAGACTGTAAGGGAAAGAAGTCACCTTTAAAAGGTAAGCAAAGTAAGCTTGATGCAGATAAAGACGGCAAGCTAGAAGGCTCTGACTTCGCTGCCCTACGAAAGAAGAAAAAGTAGTGTGCGCTACCTGTGGCTGCATGAAGCCAAAGGATAAGCACGGTATGAAGACCCTTGCTGCAGCAAACAAGAAGTTTGATAAAAAACCCAAGGGAAAAAAAGATGAGCAAAAGGCAAAAAAGAAGTAAGTAGTTAGGCCCCGAAAGGGGCCTTTCTTCTTTATCATAGGCTTATCAGTAACCCGCTGCGGGCCTGTGCAGTCCCAACTGCTTGCGTTGTATAAGGGGTTTATCCATGTTGTTTTGCCTTACCAAAAAAAAGGTACACAATGGCTGACACCCACGCTCATACAGCGCTAGATAAGAGCAGTCATGAAACTGCTAAGTATCTTTCCTCACACCTTCGTAATGAAGCAGCCGCAGCTGGATGGCCTGACCATATTGTTAAAGGTATGAAAGTCCATTACCACGAGGGCGAATTTAAAATTGCCGCTAATAAAAAGCACACCAAAGAAATTAATGACTTGGAATACGGCACCCAAGATAGCCGTCCTACCGCAGCTATGCGTCGTTTTTCCAACAATACCTCTGAAGCTGAAGAGTTCCTTGTAGGTAGGATGCTGAAGCACATGGGAGGCGAGCTATGACCTTCCTTATCTCTGAGGATGAGGCTTTGCGCAATCTTCTTTTAGGTATGACCGTTGTTGACCAAAAAGCAAACAACAACAATACCTCCCGCAGTGTAAAAGTTTATTTTGGGCAACCCGACCAAGAAATCCGTGAGCAGTCATACCCGTACATCACAATTGACATGATTGACATTGCAGAAGACCCTGCACGTGCTCATCGCGGTTTCGCACAGCCTTCTTACCTGCCAGACCCATCCACAGACCCATCAAGCAATGCGGTTTACAATGAGGAAACTAGTAGCTGGTACATACCCTGGCCTATTCCAGTAAACATTGACTACCAAGTAACTACTTACTCTCGTCAACCTAGGCATGACCGACAAATTCTTGGTCAAATGCTGAGCAATAAGATTCCAATGCGGTTTGCTGTATTGGAGCCAGATGACGGAACTGTTCGTCGTTTGGACCTTCTGGATGTCTCAAAGCGAGATGTTACAGAGCAAGGAAAGCGTTTATTTGTAAATGCTTTCACAGTGAGAGTCTCGTCCGAGATAACCTCACAAACCTATACACAAGTGTACAAAACGTTAAAAGTTATCGGTAATGGCACAGCTGGGTCGTTTGTTCAAGGACAAACAGCATACCCATACACTGCCGTTGATTCGTGGACTAATCCGTAACAACAAGGAACCCCTACCCAACTAGTTAGGAGAAAACAATGGCTTATAGCCGTCCAGGTGTTTACATTAGTGAGCGCCTACTACCCGCACCAATCGGAGTCGGAGATTCAGCTAACGCTGCAGGTGCAGTTGCTTGTCCGCTTCCTCAAGGTCCTGAATCCGTAACTCTTGTAAACTCTTGGTATGAATTTACCAAGTATTTCGGAGGATACAACGCCGCATATCCATCTACTTTTGGAATTGCTCAATTCTTTTCTAATGGTGGTCGTGATTTATACGTAAAGCGTATACTTTCATCAAACGCATCTAGTGCTGCCGTAACCGTATCTACTGCTGGTTCCGTAGCAGTATTTACTGCTACAGCTAAAAACCGTGGATCAGATGGAACTAACCTTCGTATAGAAATGACCACTGGAACTGTTGCAGGAACTTACACGCTAACCCTTACCAAAGAAACAGTTTCAGGAACTGCTTCAAATACTTCAAACGATGTCTTGCTTGAGCGTTATGAAAATATTATCTTTGACCCAACATTTTCAACTAGCTCAGATTACGCAAACACTGTAATTAACACTGTTTCTGGATACATCACTATCAGCAACAATGCTGCGGGTGTACCTGCTTCAGCAGTTTATCCACTTACAGTTGGCGGTTCACCAGTAAATGGTGGAGATGGCGCTACTGTAATCGCATCTGATTACACATCTTATGCTGCAACATCAACCGCTGTTTGGAACGAGTTCAACTCTGTAAATCGTCCTCTCGTTATCTTTACTCCAAACATCTATGCCGTAGTACCAACATCTACTGCAACCGTTACAGCAGCAGCCTCAGCCTGGGCTGAAGCTAATAATGGTTTTTATGTTGCAGAAACAGCTGCTGGATTAACTGTAGATGCAGCAATTGCTGTAGCTCAAGCACTAAGCGGCAAGAGCTCAACAGCTATGTACTACCCACACGGTTACATCTCAGACCCAGTTGGTCGTGGAAACGGCGCACTTCGTTTGGTAGGTCCTTCAGCAGCAGTTGTAGGAAAGTACCTTTCAACAGATGCAAGCCTCGGTGTGTTTAAAGCACCTGCTGGTCTAGGAAGCCAAGTTGCTGGAATCGTTGCTCTAGAGCGTACCTTCACAACAGCTGAATTAGACAGAATGAACAACGGCCTTCCTACTGCAGGAACAGGTTCAGTTGCTCCTCTAAACCCTCTTCGTCAGATTCCTGGTGCAGGAATTGTAATTATGGGTGCTCGTACTCTGTTACAAGACGGAACTGCAAACCGTTATGTAAATATGCGTCGTTCTTTGATTTACATCAAGGCACGTCTAAAAGCTATTACTGAGTTTGCAATCTTTGAAAACAATGAAGAGCGTCTCTGGACGCAAATCCGTGGTGTCGTTGATTCATTCTTAAATGAGTACCGCAATCAAGGTGGTCTTCGTGGAGGACCTGCACAAGCTTACTTCATCAAGTGCGATGCAGAAAATAACCCTGCAAACTTAATCGCTCAAGGTGAAGTCCACATTGAAGTTGGCGTTGCACTGCAGTACCCTGCAGAGTTTATCGTCATTGACCTCAGCCAAAAAACGCTGAACTAACCAAGGAGATAATAAATTATGGCTACCATAACTAACAATCGCTCAAACCTAATGACAGATCCATTACGTAACTTTAGGTTTTTGGTTACGTTTACAGCACAAACTAACCCAAGTACAGCAGTTACCAATTTAGCTTCAACAACTGCTGTTATGGGTTTTACATCCGTATCGGGAATGGCTGTAACAACAGACTCTATTCCTTACCGTGAGGGTGGTTACAACACTACCGTTCACCAAATTCCAGGACAAACAACCTTTGCTCCTATCACTCTGCAACGTGGACTAATTCTTGGAACTTCTAAAAACTGGGCCTGGATGCGCAATATGTTTGCAACAGTTCAAGGTGGAGCAGGTTCACGTGGGGTTGCAGAAAACTTCCGTTGCGACCTAGACATCGCAGTTTTATCTCATCCAATTCCAGGAGTTGGAGGAGAAGGAGCTGGTGATTTAACACCTCCAACAGACCACGTAGCAATGCGCTTTAAGGTGTATAACTGCTGGCCTACCTCAATTGCTTACTCAGACCTAAATGCGGGAGATAACGCTCTGTTCGTAGAACAGATGACACTCGTACATGAAGGTTTTGACGTCAACTTTGGCACAGCACTAACAGCAGCAGGTCAAGCATCCTCTGTATTTGGTGATGTAGGAGTTGCTGCTACAGCGGTAAGCGGTGGCGGTGGCGGC